ATATTTTCTTTTTTGTTTTTATTTACGTTTCAGAATTATATACTTACAGTATGTTTATTTTTGCTTGGCTGTCAATGACTTTACGAATATTTTTTCCATCAAATTGACTTTTTCCGCGCCGTAGATCAATCCCCAGCGAGTAGGTTCGATCTCGGGGCTAAGCTCGCGATTATGCGCGTAGCTAGAATACGTTAGGTGGTCGATGGCTTCAGCAATTAATTTATCCGTGTTTTTCATTATGCTTACAGTATGACAGATTTTTTGGTGCTGTCAACTAAATCACGAAGTTTTTTTAAAAAAAGTTAAAGTTTTTTTGTGTCGTAAGTCGTTGAATACCAAGCACTTACGCGGCCAGGGCCGCCCTGCGCCCGTAAGTCGTTGATAGTCAGCAACTTACGGGTGTCAAGCTTTTTATCCGAATTCCACGATTCCTTTTATCATCGCTTGGACATCCGCGCCTGTCAGCTCGCAGTCAGCGTCGCCGCCTTGCCCGTCGTCGGCAAGGATAAGAATACGCCCAGCCAAAGCATCGGGATAAATCTTATCGATAAACCTAACGCCCACTCGCGTATTGTTGATCAGACCTTCGTCGTCAACGTATGCAACGTGCTTACCATCGGGAAAGCGCACACAGGTAAAGCAACGGCAATCAATCATGCGTTGGATATCTTCGAACCCGTCAACCTCAACAGTTGAGATCGCGGGGAGGAAAGGGTCAATCAGTATTGCTTTTGTCATAATCGTTATTAGGTTAGTTTACTTCGAGAGGAGAAAGGTCGAGGATAGACTCTTCGCAATCTTCGAGAGGAAGGCGAGCCACACCCTCACGTTCTAGACAGCAGTCAATGTAATCAGACCATTCGTAGTCTTGGCGGGCGATTGCTTCCCAGTATTGGCAGGAGAGGTCGTGTAGTTTGTGGTAGTTAATCATGCTTACAGTATGGTTATTTTTGTGTGGTTGTCAACCCGAATTAGCACTCTTCTGCTAACGCTTTGTTGATTTTCTTAATGCGAGCGAACAACTCTTTTTCGTAGAGGTCGCGATCATGTATAATCGTAGAACCGCGAGTAACGCCGTTGATGGTTTCAGTGATGCGAGTTTCAGCTTTAGTATTCTTAATTTTTATCATACCTACAGTATAGCGGCTGAAACGCGAAAGTCAAGCTTATCGCAAAGTTTTTTTAAGTTTTTTAAAGTTTTTTTTGTGTCGTAAGTCGTTGAGTATCAAGCACTTACGCGCGCGGGGCGGCCTCGGCCGCGTAAGTCGTTGACTGTCAAGGACTTACGTCACTCGCGTTCGTAGCCGTCAAACCAGCCGTCACCGTGCGTGTCATCGCGGCGGCAATGCTCTTGAGCCTCCTCAAGTGTCAAGCCTTTTTGGATTGTGCGGGGTGAGCTGTCGAAAAAGAAGCGGATTATTTTATATGTCATAATTATTATTGCGTTAGTAAAGTTTACGCTACCACTAGGTGAGCAGGGGTGCAGCAGCTGTCGTCTACCAGCTCGTCGCCGAACCAGATTGCCCACTCGTCGCAAGGATTAGCGAAAGCGTAAGCGGCGATGAGACCCTCACGGCATTTGGGGAAGTCGCGAACCTGCTCGCGCATTTCGCCTGTGCTAGAAAATTCGACTGTGGTGACTGTGTATGTGTTATTTTTAATCATACCTACAGTATAGGTGGCTGAGTCGGAATGTCAAGCTTATCGCAATCTTTTTTAAGTTTTTTTGCATTTTTATTAGATGTGTCGTAAGTGCCTGAGTATCAAGGACTTACGCGGCCAGGCCCGCCCCGCGCGCGTAAGTCGTTGGTATTCAACGACTTAGGTAACTCAGTTAGCGATGTGCCACGTCGCTTGCTGTATGTCCTGTGCCTCATCGTCTAACCGTAAGCCCGTTAGGACTGTGATGGTTGCGATGAGCGCGATGAGAATTACTGCGAAGATATCGAATGCTTTCATAGTGTCTAACGGTTATTTGATTTGTTCGAGAGGAAGACGCTCCATACCCTCACGCTCTAAGCATGAGTCGATGAAGTCAGCCCACTCATAATCTTGACGGTCGAGAGCATCCCAGTATTGGCGCGAGAGGTCTTGTAGTTTTTCGTTTTTCATTATGCTTACAGTATAGGTTGAGAGAGGTGGAAGTCAAGCTAATCGCAAAGTTTTTTAAACTTTTTTAAAGAAAAGCATTGTATAACAATCGCCGCGAACGTGGATATTGTTGGCGTGTTTAAAGCCTTGAGCAAGAAGCTCATCTTTTTGACGTAAGACTTCTTCGGTTAGGATTGATGAGACTTTAATTTCTTTTGTGATTTCCATGGTGTGTAAGGGTTGGAGGTTAGATTACTCGACGTTGTCGAGGCGGTTGAGGGATACTTCAATCTCGCCTCCATCGTCATCGCGAACGATGGCGAAGCCGTTTAGTGAATCGATCTGTAAGATCTCAACCCATTGAGCGTTGTCGAGTGTAGCGGAGGTAGGTGTGTTATTTGTTATCATGTTATACAGTATGGTTATTTTTGTGCGATTGTCAAGCGTGTAGCAAAGTTTTTTTCCATTATCTCAACTTTTTTTTCGCCAAAGATTAAGGCGAGGCGGCTAGGTGTTTCACCTAGTAGGCGGTTGTGTGTGTAGCTGCACTGAGTCAGGTGGTCGATTGCTTCGGCGATTAGTTTTTCTGTGTTCTTCATTATGCCTTACAGTATATAGGCGTGATCCCCAAAGTCAACCCCCTAATCGAAAAAAAAATAAAATATTTTTCTAGGATACACCCCCACCCATTGTCAAAAAACGCGACCCAAGAGAACACAGAACAAGCGGGGGGGAGAGTTTCTTCAATCTCCCAACACATTTTCACGATTGGAAACAACGGCGGAGCGTCCGCGCAAGCACCCCACCTTTCTCAGAAAACAGGCGCACTTCTTTCTTGCGGGCAAATAAAAAAAACAAAAAAAATCACAACCCTTTTTTCTCAAACCTTAATGTACCGTCTCCTAGTATATTAAAATAACAAGCTTCGACTTTATTACCTTTAGAGAGATTCTCAAAAATCGTAAGCACTTGCAGATTCCAAGGCACATGCAAACCACAAAAGTGGGGATGAACCAAAGGAAAGATATGATCTACATGGTTATTTTTGGCGCTGGCATATATTTTTTTAATTTCATTCTTGTGAAAATCAGAAAGAAGGATTTCCTTGGTTCTTCCTTTTCTTGCTTGAGCTTTCTCAATGTAATATGCTTTTTCCTTGTTGTAGTGTTTGCGATTAGACTTGTTAGCTCTGAGCCTTTGTTCGCGCAACCACTCATGAGAGACCCACCTTTCCTTTTCACCTCTATATTTATAAAAAACTAAAGATTTATCGGGGTGTGGATCTCCCATTTTATATCTCATAAAAATTTAAGGCGCAAAAACCCTGAGTTGAGACTGCTCAAGACAATATCCTTTGCCATGACCCAGATCTGCCAAATTCTCATCTTTGATTAACTCTTTCTTAAAAGCCCAACCTGGGAATGAAATTTCGCTTCCATCTACAATAGCTAAGATATAAATGTCCACATCGTTATTTACTTTTGTTGTGGCTAAAAGTCTTCCTTTTTTGTATTTTGTAGACTTGATGTCGTATCTGTAACCTTTGTATGTACCGTCTTCACTTCCACTCCTTGGGGTTAAACCCAAATCAGGAAAAACATTAAAAAGTTTGGCAAATGCGTATTCAGCCATCATGCCCAAAACATCGGCCTCGCTTCCGTCTTGGTTGCCAATCTTCGCGTCCTTAACGCCCGAACTTCGAGCAATAAGGGATCTCATCCTGCCAATCATCTGGCAGACGGTTATTTCATCTGGGTCTAGTTGAATTTTCATAAGCCCAACCTTTCCGCGATAGCGCTTGCCCCAAAAATAAGTTCGCCGTCATCCGTCACCAGCGTGGGTACTGTGCGAATGTGATTTTGAGCAAAAAAATTGGGATCAACATCCATATCTTTAAATTCGACCTTTACCCCAGAACTTTCGATTCTGGCTTTTAATGTTTTGCATGGAGCGCACCATGTTGCTGTTGCTAGTTTCATATTTTTTAAATTGGTGGAAATAGTATTTTATTGCCAGCCAAACAAAAGTCAAGAGAAAAATTAGTGTAATTGTTTATATGGTTGATTTAAACGAAAACACCAATATAAACATACCACTTCGCAACCTTTTAGCTCTAATCTTTATAGTAGCAGTTAGTGTCACTGGGTATGTCAATGTTACATCTAGAATTACTCAGCTTGAACATGATCGTAACATACGTGATGTAGCTATTGAAGCGAATACAGAGTTTCGTATTAAATGGCCGAGAGGCGAACTTGGCGCTTTACCTGAAGATGCTGAACAAAACCTGAGACTGCAATATATAGAAAAACACTTATACGAAGTACAAAAGATTGCTCGTGCTTTAGAGATTAACGCTAACCAGCAAGAATAAACTATATGAAAGAAAATACAAAGATAGAAGAGACTGCCTCAATTGGTAATGAAACTGAAGGAGCTACAGCGACTGTTAGTGTAGAAGCTAATGCTGAACAAGGTGATACTTATGTTAAGGCAAATGCTACTTCTAATGCTGGAGCAGAAGCTCATATAAATTCATATACTGATTTAGGAGGAGGAATAGAAATCGGAGGCGGAGCTAAAGCAGAAGCGGAGGTTGAGGCAGATGCTAATGCAGGAGCAGGTTTTGATGGAAGCAATCTATTGGTAAAAGCAGAAGTTGAAGCAGAAGCCTCAGCAAGCGCTGGAGCAGAAAATAAAATATCAATTGCTGGTGTCGATGTAGCTACAGAGGCTAATGTAAGTGCTGATGCCGATGCGTATGTCGGCGCAAGAGCAACAATAGGTGAAGACGGTATAGACATAAGAGCAGGGGCGGTGGCTGGTGTTAGTGTTGGGGCAGATACATCTGCGACTATAGGCAATGATGATTATAATGTAGATATGGGCGCAGGTGTTAGTATTGGCGCGCAAATTGGAGCAGATATAGGTGGTGAACTTGGAGTTGAAGATGGTAAACTCACTATTGGAGTAGAAGGCGAAGTAGCTCTATTAGTTGGAATTGAACTTGATTTAAACGTTACTGTAGACCTTGAACCAATTATCGATGCAGCAGAAGATGTTAGTCATGAAATTCAACACGTTGCTGAGGATATTGAGAAAGGTGTAAATATAGTAGTTAACGAACTAGAGAAAACATCAAAGGTGTTTATGAATCTACCCGCGCCTGAGTTACTTATTCAAAGAAGAGCGACGTGGAAACTCCAATATAATAAAATAGTGCAGCAGGTATATGCTGCATTTTATAGAGGAGATATTAAAGCTGTTATATATTGGCAGCAGGCATATGTGCATCATATGACACAGTATCCAAAAGCTCCTCCAGCTCCAGTTGTAGTAATGCAAGCGGTGACTGCTCCAATAGTAAATGTCGCTAAAACCTTTCTTAGTTGGTTCTGATTACTGCTCGTATGCAGTAGGAAGGTAGTAGGATAAAAATGGTGGGCCCTGAGAATTACGATATCTCGACCTAACGATTATGAGTCGTTTGCTCTTCCTCTGAGCTAAGGGCCCTGTTGTAAATTTTAAAGTGGTACTCCGAGCAGGACTTGAACCTGCGACCCACGGTTTAGAAAACCGTTGCTCTATCCAGCTGAGCTATCGGAGCAATAATTTAAGCATTGCTTCATAAATACCATGAATTCATCATGAGTCATGTCGCCTTTTGCTTGATTTGCTTTTTTAGAAATGATTTGTAAATTTTCGATTGTATTGTCTCCACCCCTGGAGCGGGGAATAATATGATCAATTTGAAATTCTTCTGGTCTAGTCCAGTCGAGCGGTTTGCCCGTGTATCTGCAAATAATCTTAGTATTATGTTCTGTGATGTTATATTTTTCCGCTACTATTTTTATGTTTACCACTTTAGTCCTTTCTGTATCTGATTTATGTTTTTTGGCATAATCCTTTAGCCTTGAACGAACATTGGCATAAGCCTCTGATAATGTCAACGTTTTAGTTTCTCTTTTTTGTTTTTCTTTTGTTTTGTTTGTATTAAAGCGAGAGATGTTGCGTTGTAGCTTAACAATGTGCGGCGCAATCTTTTTCTTCCTTTCTTGAGATTTTTTTAGCTGTTTTTCGGGGTTTAAGTGCCAACAAACTGTGGAGGGCGAGCAGCCAAGTTTTTCCGCTATGTCTTTTTGGTTCAAACCTTTTGATTTTAGTTCTAGTATTTGTTCTTTCAACATTGTGGGTTAATATGTGGCATTTTGGGGCTTTGTCAACAAAATACGAAAACAAAGATGAAAAAATACGTGATTTACTCGATGTTTTTTTGAGTTGATTTTGCGATCATGTAGTATGAACAAGTTACTACTCTTTTTACTGATCCCTTTCTCTCTTTTTGCTTCCCCAGAAACAGACGCCGTCAAAATACTATGTGAGAACGGAAATATGCAACATGAGGTTGCCAGCGAAAAAACAATATACGCAAATAAGGGTGACCACATCTTATACAAGAATCATACCCCAACTGAAGGTATGCTAGTCATAACGCCAAGTGGAAAGTGCGAAAAGTATAAAAAAGATATAATCTCTAATCGTGTCGTAGTAGCTATCATCAAAAGTTACTCTTAAATAGATTTGGGATAGTATCAAGCTTGATTTTAGGTGTAAACAATACCAAATGGCAACCAAAAAACTATCGCAATTAAATGAATCCTTAGTAGCAGACCCCAGTGATTTTGTTTTGCTGATGAATAAGCAAACCAGAACCGCAAAAAAAATATCGGTCGAAAACCTAATTAAAATTGACAGCTCGAACGTATTTGATAGATATGAATTCTCTAGAGACGGAGTTTCTGACTTTGATGCTTCCTCTATTCAGTTTTCTGTAGGAGACATTAATAGTGATTTGGTGTATTATGCGCCCAAAACTATAACCATTAGCGGTGTAGATGCGGTTGAAATTTCTGCTGAATACGAATTCATTGGAATAAAAAATAACAACCTATTTTGGAGAAGTTTCAATAATGTAGAAATAACCAAAAATAATGGGGCTGAATATTGGGGGATTTATGACCAACAATCGAATCTTTTATATAAATTTTCTGGGCAAGAGTGTTATCCAAAATTTGGTAAAATTGATTTATTGGACAGTGCTGGGTTGTCCACTTCAAAATCTGTAAATTTACATCACGCCAAAACAGAAGAAAGCCCAATAGTCATAAATAGTTATTTAGGTAAAACTGACAACTTGTTTGGAGCTACACCCAACTTATCTATTAGTAACAAAGAATATGTTGATGTAAGTTACTCTGGCAGCCAAAATTTTTACTCTTATGGCTCGGGTGATATACAAACAAAATTTGCGCCGAAAACCGTTGAAATTGGCGTTAATAATAATTACCAAACACATAGTCCTCTTGGTTTTATTCCCACAAACAACGAAAGCTATCCAATTATATTTGAGTACTCTTTAGAGGGCTTCACGATTAACAAAGTAAGCGAAAAAATTAGTGGGGAAAACGGGTATTATTCTTTTGGGCAAAATTTCTCAAAAAAAATAACTCCCACACCAATAACAAAAATAGGTGTATTGATTAATGGGGATCTCGAATTTTCTGGGTTTAAGCCAACTAGTCAGCCTTTTAGTCTCGATATGAATGGCGACGGCAGTGTCGATTACAGTCCTGATGTAGTTTTATTAGAAAGATATTTTTCTGGCATATCGGGATCAGAACTAATAACGGGGCTCGAAGTTTCGCCTGGCACTAGAACAGGTCATGAGGAAATAGCGGAGTACATTCAAAGCGGTATTAGTTCTAGCGCTTTCGACATTAATGAAGATGGACACTTTGACCAAAGCGATGTTGATTTAATAAGGTTTTATACAATACATGGTCGTATTAGTTCTTCAAATACTATAGAAAAAAACAGAATGACCGACAACCAACTGAAGGAAAATTTGTTAAAACTTTTTTAAAAAAATAGATGCCAAATATATACGATACAGAAGAAGTAACACTGGATGATCTAAATCCTGGTGACGATATTTTTTTATTAGACACAAGTGATACGGCGATGTCGATCTCGGGTTCCAATAAGTTGGCGGAATCTGAAGAGGTTGACAGCTCTACTAATAACATAGTGGCTGCCTCAGATTTTTATATGACCTCCACTGAGACGGGTAGTGCTTATATTCAATTTTACGACGAATCCAATTTTGAACGAGCCGAAATAAGAGACGAGGTAGGCAATACTCTTATAGATACTGAACCGCCTTATAGTATTTCAGAAAGAACAAGAACCCTAGTTAGCGAAAATATAGATAATCTTAATCTCACTTACATAACAATAAGAAATCAGGATACTACACTTAATTCGCTTCAAAGATTCATAGACCCCAAACACTTTGAATTTGATTCTTTGATACAGCCCATATCTCTTATTTTTTCAAACCTGTCTTCGTTACACGCTCACTTAACCGCTCTTTACCGCACTATCGATGGTCTTAGTCTCAGCGCAGCATCTGCCGCCGCGATAAACGATATAAACAGTGTTTTTAATAGGTCGTTATCTGATAGTAGCTCCAACGGTCTTTTTGACCGTTTCGATCCTTTTGATCTTGGGTCGTTAATTAGAATTGGTGAGTTTAACGACAACCAGGTAGGGCCAGCTGTGATCATTGACGATTTCCCTGATCAAGTTCAGGCTATACATAATACAAACTATTTAATAGATACACGTTATAATTTTTTAGTAGATTGCATTAAAAAATCGGGACCAGATATAGGAACTGACGAGGTTAAGATATCAAACTCTGATGTTAATTATCACGTAGCTAGAGAAATAAAAGGAGACGCCTCGAACACCCTAATGAAGAATGGTAATATTTTTACTGAAACCACATTTATTAATAGAATAATGATGGATATTGGTAAAACTTCAGAGGCGGATCGCACAAACGTTTCCAATAATTATTTAAAAATAGCCGCCGTAGATATTGTTTTTGAAAAATCAAGCATAGATTACAACAATTTAAAATCTTCATACTTGGAAAATGATATTGTTGTTTCTGTACCGTCGGAATCTAACCCATTTGAAGATAAATTAGGTACAATAGTTGATGGTGTTCTGATGGAAGGCGGCGGATATCACAATTTAGCCCCTGCTGATTGGTACGATAGTATTTTATTTAATTCTGACGGGTCGTCTCGGGATGGTGCCCCACCTCATAAAGAAGGGATCATATTTATAGACGGTCTTAGCGAAAGCGAAGTAAATCAAACTTATTTTTATGAAAACTTCAACAACGATAAAATGTCTTATCTATCGGAAGACAAAACATTCGAATTGGTGTATGCTACCACTGGAGGATCTAACCCAACAGTCCAAAGTATAACAGAGACTTTAGAATATGACGAAGATTTAACATTTAGCTTGGGTCACTACGAACTCACCCTTTCGGGTCTAGATTATGGTGTCGTTTATGGAATAGAATTTGATAATATAACCACTCCATTCAACAATGCTAGAAAAATTTATAAAGTTGCAAATGAACCCGATGAAAACTTAGCTATTGAATTGTATAGTGACACAGTTACAGATATACCTGAAAAATATGAATTTACTTTGTTAAACGAGGGAATCAACCAATCAGCGACATTAAGACTACAAACGACAGATTGGATTCAAAATACAGATGGATTAACTAATTCCCCTTTTTCTTTCAGTAATATAAAATCTTTAAGAGCGCAAAGAGAGTTAGGTAACGACGAGAATTTAAATTGGGTTATAAGAAGCGCAGATATAAGAACAAACTTTCAAGCAAGCCTATCTCCCTCTATTACTAATAATGGGGAACTGAGACTTGATCTTGCCATAGATAATACGGAAAATTTAATTTTCGATATAGAGGCAATTAGATCACTAGGTGATGATTGGGAAGTTTTCGAAGCTTCTGTAGCGGGATCTTCGGAAACTATAACACGAAGTTATCTTATATCCGAGTTGGATGGGTACCAATATTTTAGATTGAACACTTATTTTGCTGCTAATAAAAACAGATATTATTATCCAGGAAATGTATCAGGAATAAGCCCGATAGGTCTAGAAAGCGGGTGGATAAAAATTGATTCATCAGAGCAAGAAGATGCTCTTTTGCTTGAGTTGGGTAAAGAATCATACCTGAAAGAAATAACTAAAAGTGGTCTATTTTTGAATTTTGAATTTGCTAACTTGGTTACTTTCAACACCTACTTCGAACTGTTGCCAGAATATGTAAATTTTGAGGGTGATTCTAATACTTATTTCGTAGAATTGATTGGGCAACCATACAGCGACAATTATGATATTACGTATGGTGGGAATGTAGTAATAAATGCTACTGGCGAAACATATAATCTTCTAACAACTTATAGTATAAGCGGGGAGTCTCCAATTCAACTACAAACCGACAACACGATTTCCTTTGATGTGACTGGTCTAGAGGTTGATTTTAGATCTGAGGATTTTAACATTTATATTCCGTCAGGAACAACCGTAACATAAAAATGAGCCAACTAAATATAACTAAAAAAACCCTAACAGAGGAGCAAAAACTGTTAATTAGTGATATGGGCTTTAATGCCATAGATCTACTCGAATCATATTATGAATTAACCTCTACTGGCTCAAGCCTTTCTAATTTAGTGACTATTGAGCCTAATTCATCTTGTGGTGTTTTGTTTAAGTTGCCATATTTTAATAATTTAGCAAGTAAAAGCGCAGAAATAAATTTTAGCGACACACCAATACAAACAGACTTTTTGGGTAATATTGTAAGCGCTGAGCTTACGGGTTTTAGTGGCAGCAGTCTAAGCGATAACCCTAGATACTTTTATAATGGCATACAAAGCATTATTGCTGATTTTTATTCAGCAGATGAAGATTATGTATATTTAGCAGAAATGTTTCAAGCCGCCTCTTCTGAAATAAGCCCACACATAAGACATGTGCCGTTTTCAAACTTAATTACCCAATCCTTCAAACCAGAAACGGCTCAAACTATCGAAGTACTCCAAGAGACTGCAAATCCAACCGTTAGTGGTAGACCTTATGTTTTTGCACGAAAACCCCAAAGCTCCATCGATACTGCGAGTGGGTTGGATGGTGCTATGTGGGGTTTGAAAATGAACATTAACAAAGACTCCGAGGAATTAGACAAACAAACTTCGGGGTATATGATAAAAAATCTATTTTATCCAGCAGTTTTTGAGAGTCTTGGTTGGAATGAGGAAGTTATTTCAAATAATTTAAGCTCGTCATTTACAGAGCTTACCTCATCTTTGGGGGAGATATCTCTTGGCGGGGATAGGTCTTTTTGTATCGATGCGGGTGTTTTGCAAAAATACAAAGAATTTAGCGCGATTCCAGATGTAATAGGCGCACCAATGTCCAAAACAAACCCAATATTTTTTGCGGATGGGTACAGCAAAGATTCTATAGACGAACCAGTCTATGATTTTTATTTTTCCGAAGAAGTTAAGGGCGGCCCGCTAAACCAGCAGGTTCCTCACCCAGCTTTACATAGAGAAATGCTTGCTTATAATGAAAAAAACGGTTTAGCACAAAATTTTTATACCCGCCTCGACTCAGAAGGAGAAACCTATAAAAGCCCAGGATATATTGTAACCAAAGAAGCCATGAAGATGCTTTATGTGGAATTTGATGATGGGCAACTAGATAATGGCCTTGATGACGTACGTATTTCCCATTACCACCCTGGCAACCAGACCGTTGAAACACTTAACTTGGAGTCAGACATCGAAAATGATAGTGAAATTAGGACCTTCACCAAAGAAAAATATCTCATTAAAACAGTAACAGGTGATACAGAATTGAGACATATATTATGCCACCCAAATAAAATTTTACCCTATGCCGAGGGGTTTGACAGATCTGTTAAACAGGCGTTAAGATATTTTGGCTTCGTCCCTTATGGAGACCTGAGCAACATTGGAACAAATCAAATATCATTAGAGGGTAAGAGGTCTGTCGTTATAGAGGATGGAGTAGTTCAAAATTATATAGCAAACATGACCGAAGATGTTAATCGCGCCAATTATAACTTTTATATAAGTGCTAACAGATCGTTTGATCATGAGAATTTAGGGCTACTAGCGCTTGGCAAGGCGAATGATGCTTTAGCCAGACTTTTTAATGCTGAGCTTTTACAGGTTGAATTCTGCGTAGGGGCAGATGCTGTTGATGACGAATTAGAACAAAATAAAACAAGACTAGATCATAATTATAATTATAGATACATACTAGTGAGAAAATAACATATTTAAATAAAAATTTACAATGAGCAGTCACTACCCCGAACCCGACACATTCTTCTATATCCTCAAAAACAAAAATCTTTGGGATTTCTTTAAACAGCCCCGACCAATTACAAAGGTATTAGAAATTAACCCTGGAGCGGGTGCTGCGTTGATGGTGAGAGGGTTTCAGCTTACTACAAGCCCAAAATTTGGAAGATTACAAACTTATTCGTGTTATAATTGTATAGAAAGAGAGATACAAGGTAACTCAGTGAGTTTTACACTAAGTCAAGGAAATATACTTCCTCAGATATCTTATGGCGGCGTACCAAGAACAACAACTGGTAGAACCCTGAATGCGCGAGATGGCTGGGATGGGGAGCTTGATTTCCAAACTGATTCAGCTGCTACTCAAGACCTCCTTAACGAACATGGGGACTGGAAGATATTTATTACAATTATACCCGCAAGTATAGAAACAACTAACGTAGGCAATTTTGAGTTAAACTTTCTTAATCAAGCGGTTGTTTATAAAGACATCCTCACCAACTACGTAAAAGATTTTGTTAACAAAGGAGGTGTATCTATACCTCAAAAACAACAAATATTCATTTGTGGGGCAGTGGATTTCGCTCAACAAAGAGATTTTAGCAGAAAATTTAAGAATGGTTACAGGCCTGATAAAGAAGCACACCTGATCGCGAACAATAGAGCTTGGGTCAATACAGCTAACAAAGAGAACCAAATAGTCAAAATACAAGCAAATAAGAGTTTTATAGGCTTAAATACTTATTGCGGGCAATATGAAGGGGACAATAGAAGAGCCCCGCTTCAGCCATCGAATGTGTCTTTTATGTTTTTGAGTCAGATCGGTCATGCAGGAATTGCACATGAATTTATTCATGCATTCCCAATCTTGATTGACACAAATGTACCTTCGCCGCAAGGAAGAGCAATGAAAGGTTTTAACAAGCTAGCTGGACCTCTTGGATATTACAAGACATGGGCGGGAAATCCTAACTTAACAGAAATACCGATAGAAGACAAAGGGCATAATTTACCTGCGAACAGTATTGCCCTGAAAGTAGTTAATCCTTTTTTCATGGTCGGTGGTATCCCGCACCCTGTCCCGTTTGGTATTTCGAGCTATGGGATTGGAGGGCTTAAGTATACGTTTCTTGAATACGCTTATTTAAAGGAGCAAGATGCAAGTTTCGTGTCAAAGCCGATTGAAAATTTTGCGCCCCAAGATAAAAGTGTTTTTAAGACGTCTTTGTGTAATAATTTAACTTGGGAATATTCAAATCTTGCGTATGGAAGAGAGCCACCTAATAGGTTTGTGACGGATAATGTTAAAAGCGAATTTCAAAAAATGGAACAAACAAAATGTTATTTTCTGCTTTTTTTATCTTGTTACGGTTTTTTCCCAACAGTCCCGAGACCCAGTAGTCGAACAATTATTTTAAGAACGGGTGATCTTTTTAACAAGTTCGAAGAGATTTATAAAGATGAATATGATTTGCCGTATTCAGATACTAATTTAAATGCAATTAATAACGGATCTGTTATACTTTTTAAAACAGATAGTCTTAACCCAACGGTTCTCAACACCCCGTTTACGAGCCGTGCCGACAGTGGTATACGGGGTGCTGTAAATTATTATTCAAATCATTCAAGCGCGGTGCTGGACTATGTGGGATTCCGTTATGTAGAAAAAATCGTGACCGTCATGAATGGAGAGATTTTAAAGAAAGTTTCACAGTCCCAAAATACACGGATACCAGGGACATTGAGTACATCAACAATAAGAGAGGAAAACCTCATAGTTTCAAAAAAAACAGCGGACGAATATGATGCAGATTCAGCAATTCCTGGAGGCATAGATGATATTATTGAATCTTATTTCGGTGGTAGAAAATGCCGACAAGAACTCGAAATAAAAAAACCCGATGGATCGATTTCTTGCGAAGAATATTATGTAATTGTTGCTAACGCACCATCAAGCTCAGGTTTTACATCATATACATTAACAGATCCTTATGAAAACATTCAGGCAGATGTATTAATCCCATAATTTAAAAAAATGACTCAACACAATACAGAACAATTTTTAACAGATGACGAAGGTCTCTTTTTAACCGAAGATGGTGAGAATGTATTCTTTGGTGTAAATTTCTCACCCCGAAACGAGAGCTTGCATTTTATAAGGCACGAAATACATTCGTGTCAAAATATCGCGCAACTTAACTCTGGAAATTTTGTAGAGAAAATGTTTAATTTGAATCTGACCTATCCGATGGGCGATCCTCAGAATTATCACATGTACATACACGCAATGCAGGAGTACAATAGAAAGCTTAAAAGCTTCGGCGGAGAAGTGGCGGGGCCAGTAGACGCTGGGTTTAGACCTACAGATTTTTTCTCTTTCTTTAGTGATATACCAACTCCTGGATTTGATGATTTCTTGCAGTCACAAGATAACAGTTTCATCCTACAACAAAATTCATTCAAACTAATACTGGAGCAAGACGTCTAGTGTAATATATATTATGCCAGAAGCAGAAAAATTTAAAGCATTAGGAGCAGGCAACGGATTTCCGTTTTGCCTACAAAAAGTAGACGTATCTAATTACTTTCAATACAAGACATTGACGCTTAATCAAGCGGTATTTTTGTATTGGAATGTGGCATCAGCTACAGCTACGGCTTCTAGTCAATTCGAAGGTGGTTTGGAATCAGTGTCCATAGGACCTACTGATTTAATCAAAGAACCAAAAAACAGAGGTACTAATATAGGAGTCTCTTCGAGAGTTGAATTCGAAACAGATCCAGACCAATTGGGGGGTGGCTCAGTTGCTTATGTGGGTGTGGGGGTTAAAATCCCAGATGTTTATAGGATTTACCAAGGTAGCACTGGAGACGAAAATAATTTTCTCGGATATTCTTTCGGTGAAATTGCTCATGCCGAGGCTGGCGAATTCTATTTAGACGCCGAGCATCACGTTGCTTATCAAGGAATGATTGAATCTAGCGGCCCCCAAATAGAATCCCTTACAATAGGTCCGAGTAGCAACCAAATACCCGTTTTTAAAGTTACTACTAGTTACGGTTTCCCCGAAGCGCAAGAAAATATTACAGGAGACGTAACAGCAATCGATTTTTACACTTACCCAGCTTAAAACATTATGCCAGTAGCAGAAAAATTTAAAGTATTAGGAATAGGTAACGGATTTCGCGACTCTTTGGAAAAAAAAGACGTCTCCGAGCTGAACTCAGCGCCAATGACCCTTGCGCAAGCGGTTAAAATCTATTGGAATTTGAATTATGTCAAATTTACTACGGTAGGCGACGATGGTTTTTCCTCCTCAAAAGGTGTTCGGAATGCAGGGAATACAAGTACCCCGTATATGACATTAAGCGAGGAAGATGCACAGCCAAAGGATAGAATAAAAAAAACTGTTGACGAGATAACCTTCTCGTTACTCGTAAGCATCTCCCCCGCTGAGTTCCTTCAAGGCCCTTTTGATATTCAATTTCTTTATCGAGGCGAGCCGTATGACGCGTACTCTGAAGGATATGAAGCTTGTTGGACGGAATCATATGTGAACCATCCGTATAGAATGTACGACGGCCCCACTTCAGACGAGGCAAATTTTATAGGGTATGGTTTTTCCAATATTGGTAGGGCGGGGGCTAAAAAATACGGAACCCGCGAAGGCGGCGGTACAAACTACAGCGAAGAGTTAGGCAGAGCATACATGGAAATTACAAGTTTCACTGAAGGAGGCACTGTAACAGAAAAAGATGGAATTCCTATTATTGTTAAGGAAGACCCAAGCGAGAATAGTGGCGCTGGAGCCTCTGTAACTTTCAATGGTTTCGACTTCTACACTTACCCAGAATAAAACATTATGCCAGTAGCAGAAAAATTTAAAGCATTGGGAGCAGGCAACGGATTTCCGTTTTGCTTGCCGAAAGTTAACGTACTTGAATACACTAAATGGACCACGTTTAGTGGATTTAATGATGAATCAGGAGGTGCGCCGACGCAAACCCAAATAGACAATTCATTTGCACTTGCAGTTAAGTTGTTCTGGAATGGATATAAATTGAATTGCGAAGCAACTATCGATGGAATCACTATCAGGTCTGTGGATTCGGAGAATGACGCGGGAGGGCGAATTTTAACCCCGAAGGAAAGAATTTCAGGCAATGTTGCAATTTCTAAAACAATTGATGGAATAGGAGAACTCACTGATGAAATACAAGTAGACCTTGATATAATTCCATGTAAAATGTACAAAGGAGACGTATCTAATGAGGCTAATTTTATTGGTTACGGTTTTGGAGAGAGAGCGATCGGTTTAAATGAGGGCAATTATTTTGCTTTGGTTTATGTATCTGGGTACTGGCGTATCGACGATGCCGATTACAATGTCGAAGCGGGCCATTGTTCTGTTCCTATTACGAACGATTCTTCTAGTTTGGCTGGGGTATGTGGTGGATTTTCTGTTGGTGATTCTGGTGAATTTAATTCAACTAGTATGACAGCAACTGCTGCTTTCGAAAACGCACCGTCTTTCCCTTCAATAACTTTAGAGATACAAAGTATAGAACTTTACACTTACCCAGCTTAAAATGGTACACCCTCTGGGACTTGAACCCAGAACCAATTGATTAAAAGTCAACTGCTCTACCGATTGAGCTAAGGATGCGTAAAGTGTGAGGGAGTCGACCGAAAGCTTCCAGTCCTTATCCTCATTATCTACCTGCCGTCGCAGGAATTACAAACTCAATCATTAAGAATGGCTGCGAAGGTAGGGATCGAACCTACGACCAAGTGATTAACAGTCACCTGCTCTACCGCTGAGCTACTTCGCAAAAAAAAAATTTAAAAACAAACAACAAAACCTAAACCATTATTCAGAAGCCCCAAAACATTGAAGTCAATCCATTCTTCAGCTTCAAACTGCGTCCATTCGTTTTGTTTCATAAAAAGATCAAGCATTAAGTCGTAGCCGTAAATCAGCAAACCATCTTGGCTATATCCCATAATTGCTTCGTCTAGGCCATCAAGTATAATGGCTCCGTCATCAAGTAAGTGTCGTATTTCTTCAATTATCATTTAAAGGAATATATGCACAAAAATACAATTGTCAACAAAAAAGCCCCGAAAATCCTTTAAGAGATTCGGGGCAAAGTTTTGAACGACCGTATAATAATAGCCTTACGCGCTTAAGCCATAGGGCGATACGTGTTACACTTAAAATTTTAAAAAGAGAAAAAAAATAAAACACCAACATATATCTAAAAAAGTGTAAAACATACTATGTTCGTAGGCTCAGAGGAAACCCTTATAATTTTACAAAATACCCTTCTCACGGGTATACAAAATGTGTCATTTTCATACACAGCAAGTCAACAAAACACTATGCTTTTATCAAATAAAGGCATAAACAGAAGAATACACAGACCACAAGTCGCAAGTTGCTCTATAACTAAAAATTATTTGGGTTTAGATTTTTTAAAGGAGTTAACTGGGTTTGCGGGATTGTCTGGACAATTCATTTATGGGTCAAACGCTTTGGATTTTACCGATGCAGCTATCTCCAATTACACCATATCAATGAAGCCCAACACAGAGCCACAGATAAGTGTTAATTTTGAAATTTTTGGAGATTTGAGTCCGACGACAAACCTAAAAACAGGATCGGCTTTAGAGGATAATGACATAAGACAAATAGATGAGGATTCTATTTATTTTGATTTTTTAAATAAAAATTCCGCAATTGACGGGTTTAATTTTTCTACAAATTTTATTGTAGAGCCTACCTACGAAATAGATTCTGTTAAATCCTCAAATATAAAAATATTACCACCAGTTTCGCATAGTGTTTCTGCGGAAATTGAAATGACAGAGCAAGAATATGAGGATGTAACTGGTTTGTTGGAGAGTGAAAATTATGATAGATCTTTTTCTTTGTCTTTTGTAGATAGAAACGCTATAAAAGATGTTCAGGCGCAAGAGGAAAGGTATAACTCTTTTATTAGTAATGGTGTCCCATTGGGCTTGGACTCTGGTCGCTATAATATTGATTTTACTGCTACTGGTTTTGCAAAACTAGATACTTTTTTAGTATCAGGACTAGGACTAAAATCTCAAAAAATTTCAATATCGACAAAGGATACGATTAAGCTCGATGTTTCTTATGATGGGTTTAATATTCACTTACCAACTGGAGACCCCTCAAACAACCCATCTGGACAGATACAACCAAAAATAGATGAAATAAAAAGTAAAGTCGATGAAGCTATCGCAGATTTTGACCTTTTTATTAACCTACCAAAAATTACTGGAGATGATTTCGAAAATGCGCTGGAAGGAACTGGGTTTTCTAATAATGGTATGATATTCTCTTTAAGGCCCGATTTGGATGAGGAAAATTTTGAGTCTAGAGATACCTCAGTTATACCTGGAGATGAAAGTCGTGATTTGTATTTATTGGGTGTATTGAGCGAAAAATTAGAGACATTTACTCCCGAAACTTATGAAATTAACTTTGAATCGACAAACACAGGCATAACTGACAGAAATTTAATTCAACTTTCGTCTTAAAAAGTGTAAATGAAACTATGGCTGGAGGAACAATATACAAAAAAACAATAGCGTCTAGCGTAGATCAAGGTACTGAGGATAATAATTTAATTATTGATGCAAAATACGCGTATCAAGTTCCCTTCTCTTTTGGGAGTGATTGGAACGAAATTAATATTGGTGTATTTTTAAGTTTTGTAAGCGGAGATTCTCTTAATTCAGGTTTTAATAGCGGCGAAGCGCCCAAAGACTCTGGGGGCAGCACTAACGATACTTTTAGCTGGATTGGTATAACAAAAAACGCTCACACAAAAAGTTTACCTCTAGATCTAATTAACGGGGGTTTTGTTGGGTACAGGGGGAATAACATCGCGTTAGAAAATTCAACAGGCTTGAATTATAACAAATTAATGAATGACTTTCCTAATGGGAATGCGGAGGGCATCGCGACTCATGGAAGATATGTTTTATCTAGTGGGGAAATTCTTCCAAGTGGACTCGACTCACCGAACCAAGGAGCTATAATTTGTGTTGGTTTAAATGATAGTGAATCTTTTTATGCTGATACAGAAAGTACTGGAAATTTTTGCTCTTATTTTGGTATAAAATATACAGCCATAAATAAAGGCATACCCGCCCAAAAAATAAAAATGCAAATGTGTCAAGCAAGTAACACGGACCCCCATATAGGAAACCCCGATCATATTTTTAGCAATCCAAGTTCCGCTCAATTGAATATTTTGTTGGATAACACTCAAGTGATTGGAGACTACACAAACAATATGACTGGTTTGCCTTTTTACGATCCTGATAACCCATCCACCGCTATTGACTTACCTGATTCTTTTTTCTTTTACAACGGGTTTGACCAAACAGCAAACCAAGATATTAAACCAAGAATTCACGCCTGGTCTGTAAAAAAGATATCTTAGGGTGTAATAAGCTTTGAATGTCCAATTTAGAATTCAAACAATTGAGTCACAAAATAAGATTCAAGGAACGTAAATTTAAATTTACTCAAAATCAAGTTGATTTTTTAAAAACAGCGTTAAGCGAAGAAACTAAGTTAATGTTTCTAGCTGGACCAGCTGGTACTGCAAAGACCTACATGGCCGTATATTCGGCCTTGCAGATCTTAATGGACGCCAACCTCGAAAAGGATATTCTGTACATCAGAAGCATAGCTGAAAGCTCTGAAAAAAGCCTTGGGTCTCTTCCTGGGTCTATCGATGAGAAGTTTTCGGTGTTCGCTGGCCCATTTTATGACAAACTAGAAGAAATGATGAATTCATCAGACGTAAGGGTTTTGAAAGAAAAGAACTTGTTAAATTGTATTCCAGTAAATTTTGTTAGGGGATCTAATTGGAATGATACAATTGTTATTATTGATGAGGCTCAAAATTTTTCTCATAACGAATTAATGACGGTTCTCACTAGAATTGGAGAAGATTCCAAAATTATTATTTGCGGCGATATGATGCAAAGTGATATTCGTAATAGTGGTTTTTCTAACATTTTTGATACTTTCGATGATCAAGAATCCAAAGATAGGGGAGTTCACTGCACAAGATTTGGTGTAGAGGATATTAAAAGAAGTGAAATATTAAAATTTATAGTTTCTAAACTCGAAAAAAATAAATTTTAAAAAATAATATCTTATTGTATAATAGGATATGACTAAATTTTGTTTTGATTGTGGAAATAAACTAGAATATAAATTCAACCCTCCTAACTTTTGCCCCAGTTGTGGGACTGCTATATCGGGTGAAAAAAAAGATAAAGCTAAAACCGTTACTAAAAATGTAACAGCAAAATCTATAGAAGATGCAGATGGTTACACTGATGCTAGTTTTATTCCCAGCATATCTAAACTAGAATATGAGCTAGAGGATTTTGGTGCGAAGGTGCAACAAACAATAGGTTCTATTGGCGGAAAGCAAGCCCCCAAAAGAAGGCAAAAAAACATAAAGGATATTAATGATTTATAATGTATTCTTTTGAAGACAAAATAGATAAAATAGAAATAGCCTTAGAAAGAAAAAGATCAAAGTGGGATTTAGATGCTGTAGCTTATGTAGATTACGACGACATTAAGCAAACAATAATGGCTCATATCTATAAAAAATGGCACTTATGGGATCAATCTAAACCTGTTGAGCCTTGGTTGAGTAGGGTAGTGTCTAATCAATTTAAAAATTTATTACGAAACCATTATGGTAATTATGTAAGACCTTGCTTGCGTTGTAAATTTAATAACGGCGGCGATTCGTGCGGGAAAACAAAAAGCTCCATACAAGATAGCTCTTGTGTAGAATATAAAGAATGGGGGCAAAAGAAAAAAGCCGCATATGATATTAAACTAGCGGTGACTATGGAAAATCACGCTCACGAGATGGAGTCGAGAAAAGACACCTACTTAGATCTGGAATCAGCTACTCACAAATTATCTATGGAAATGATGACCCACCTTACCCCAAGACATTTCGAGGCATTTAAAATGATGTTTGTTAAAAATTGTTCCGAAGAAGAGGTTGCTAAATATTTGGGGTTTAAAACTAACGAAAGAAAACGCTCAGCTGGATATAAACAAATTAAAAACTTAAAAAAAATATTTCAGGAGAAGGCTAAGCAAATAATAAAATCAAAAGATATAATATGATTAACCTCACCGAAGAACAGAAAGGTTTAATTTTAGAGATTTTTAAAACTGATCCCAACATCATAAACATTACCAGGATTGTTTTTGAGGATGAAAGTCTTGATGGGCGAGCTAAGGAAGGTAGAGCTGTTACGAAATTTCTGGCCAAAAATGGTTACAAAACGAAAACAACAAAACACGATAAAGCAAATAATATAACGCTTACCGAGTCACAGTTATCTGAAATTGAAGAGTTTAAAAGAGATGGGATGAACACATCAGAGATCGCTGATATTGTTTTTAAAGAACCAGTAAAAAGACTTTCTAAGGAATGGCGTGTTATTAACGAGTTGGTTAATCAAGAAAGAGAAGAAGAAAAAGAAAAAGGACAGGATTCTTCTGGAAACTATATCGCGCCGCAAGCCATCTCCAGGTTAATTAAAAAGATTAATGACTCAACTGGTGTCGGACTGGAAGAGGGAAAGCTATCTAGAACAGCACGTACTTGTTGCGATAAACTGCGGATAAATCTTAGTAACTCTAGGTTTGTCGCTATTGTCAATAATTATATCAGCCCCAGAGACAAAGAATTATTCGAGCAAGAGTTTATACGACTTACTTGGGACAAGCCAGACCTAACTGCTGATGAACTTAATTTATATATGAACGTGGGCAAGGAAATTATTAACTTAGAGTTAATTACTGGTCATTTGCAAAAATTAAACGAGATGTTTGAGGATGCTGGTCACCAAGATGAAATGACTGTCCGTTTAGCGGAAATTATCAAAGCCAAAAGCTCTGAATACCATCAATGCGAGACCCGCATCGAAAACCTGACAAAGAAGCTACAAGGCGACCGTGGTACGCGTTTAGCTAACCAACAAAAGGATACAGCATCATTTCTATCTATTGTCCAATTATTTCAAGAAGAAGAGGAAAGAAAAAATATGGTCAAGATAGCTGAAATGCAAAAACAAGTAATCAAAAAAGAAGCTGAACATCTAGAAGGTATGGCTGCGTGGAAGGCTAGAGTTCTCGGGATTGGTATTGAAGATGTCTTATAAATGCAAGGAATGCGGATCAGAATTCACTTCTGAAAAATCCCTACATGGCCACCTTAAAGCTCATAAAATTTATGTTGGTGATTACTATGTAAAACACTACCCGCGTTTTAACAAACTTAATGGCAACCCCCTTCCATTCAAAAAGAAGGAAGAGTATTTTGAGAATGATTTTATTAATAGATCTCAATTAGTTGCTTGGTGCAAAAAATCTGATCCCACCGAAGTTAAAGAATATATAATTGAATTAGCTAAAAGGAGAATCAAACAAAAGAATTATAAAAATGCACCTTTCCATCTTGAGCTTTTAAAAAGACAATTACCAGACCTGGATGTTTTTAAGGAGCATTTCGGTACATATACAAAAGCTTGTGACGTGATGGGAGCTGAGCCAATATTTTATAAAGGCATGCCTAAAGAGTTTAAGGAAGATATTGATGTCGAAGTATTAATCGATACTAGAGAGCAGCAGCCATTAGAATTTCCCAAATCCCAAATTTTAAAATTAGATTTTGGAGATTATACATTAGGTGGTAAGGATTTTTCTAATACATTCGTAGATAGAAAGAGTTCTGGCGATTTTTTATCTACCTTTGGGGGGCAGGTCGATAGATTTAGAAAAGAAATGAAAAGATGTGTAGAACTCGATAGTTATATGTATATAGTTATAGAAAAACCAATAAAAGCGATTGAAAAGGAAGCTATTTTTACGAAGGGTAGAAGGGCACCAAAACTGAGTTGGGTATTCTCTAATATGATTTCAATACAACACGAGTTCGCTGGCAATTGTCAATTTGTTTTTACTGACAACAGAATACATAGCGAAGAAATTATTCCCAAGCTTTTGTTTTTAGGTAATAAGCTTTGGGGCGTAGATGTGCAGTATTTTTTAGATAATGAAAACTTTTAAGAAAAAATTTATATATTTAACGCAGATGGAAAAAGAAGTTTATTTTTTAGATAGATTGTCTGGATATAAACAGTTTCCTAAAATCATAAATATAGATAAAGAGGGAAAGGAATTGGAGATGTCTTTTTGTGGTGAAGTTTTACAAGAAACTTCAAAACCAAAACTTTGGAAAACACAGATAGAAGAAATAATTAAAATTTTAGAAAAAGAGAATATTTATCATAATGATATGCATCAAAAAAACTTTGTATGTTTAAATGATGAGGTGTTTTTGATAGACTTTGGATACGCGTCAGAAGATAAGGAGGAGTTTCCATATTTAAATGTAAGCTCTTGCTTGGTTAGTGGCTGTGATTCTTTTCTTTATTTTCTGATAAAAGGAGAACAAAACTATAGGAGGAGATATCAATGAGTTGGGATAAAGGAAATCAAAAACCCCTAGATAGGGAAGATATAAATAAACAAATTTTAGATCTCGATGGCTACCTTGAAGATAATAAAGCTAAGTATTATTTATATAAATTCTTAAAGGAAAATGTAACATTTACAACAGAACTATTGACTGGAGTTGAGTTGTTTCCTTTTCAACACATGGCTGTAAAGGCTATGATGGAGAATGATTACTTTCTAGGTATATGGTCCC